TGCTTTTACAACATCTAGTGGTATTTCTAATGTAGTAATTACTCACTCTGCTCACGGAGCAATTCTTGGTGATTTTGTAACTATAACAAATACAAGTACAGCTGTAGGTGGAATTCCTGCTACAACATTAGATGCTGAATATGAAATATTAGAAATTAATAACGCAACTTCTTACACAATTCAAAGTAATGCATCAGCTACTTCTAGTGCTGGTCCTACTGGTAACTGTACTGTAAGTTATCAATTAAATATTGGTCCTAGTGTACAAACTTTTGGTTTTGGTTGGGGAGCAGGAGCTTGGAATGCTGGAACATGGAATACTCCTAGAACTTCATCTCAAATTATTCTTGATGCAAGGTTATGGTCTATAAATAATTGGGGACAAGATTTAGTTATAACTCAAAAAGACGGATCAACTTATGAATGGCTTGAATCAGGTGGAATGTCTGATAATAGAGCTACAGTAGTTGCTAATGCTCCTACTAATTCTACTTTATCTTTAGTATCTACAGAAACTAGACACGTTGTATGTATGGGAACAGAAACTACTATTGGCTCTCCGTCTACACAAGATAAAATGTTTATTAGATGGTCAGATCAAGAAAATTATAATTTTTGGACTCCTAATGTAACTAACTCTGCTGGATCTCAAAGAATAGCTGGAGGTAGTGAAATCAGATGTTCAAAACCAGCTAAAGGAACTATATTAGTATGGACAGATACAACTATGCAATCAATGTCTTTTATAGGTCCACCTTTTATATTTGGTTTTAGACAATTAGGTAATGATTGTGGAGCTGTAGGTTTAAATAGTGCAATAGTAATAGATGACGTTGCTTATTGGATGTCTGATGGACAGTTCTTTAGATATGCTGGTGCTGTTCAAGAAATTCCTTGTAGTATTCTTAATCATGTATTTGATGATATTAATAAAGTTCAATACTCACAAGTATATGCGGCTCAAAATTCTAACTTCTCTGAAGTAATATGGTATTACTGTTCTGCTTCTTCTAGCCAGTGTGATAAATATGTTATATATAATTACTTAGAAAACTCTTGGTATTTTGGAACTATGGATAGAAGTACCTATCAAGATAATGGAGTTGAATTAAATCCTTTAGCTACAGAATATTTTCCTACTGATACATCTAATACTATTTCTACTATTAATGGACTAACAGCTGGAAGAAGTATTATATATGCTCAAGAATCAGGAGTAGATGCTGATGGAGCTGCTTTACCCGCTTTTATACAATCAGGTGATGGAGATATAGCTGATGGAGAAACATTTAGTTTTATTAATAAAGTTATACCAGATTTTCAAAATATGACTGGTACAGCTAATGTTACTTTAAGTGTTAAAGACTATCCTAATGATACAGCAACAGTAGGAGAAGCTTTAACAGTAAGCAACACAACAGGGTTTCTTAATACACGTATTCGTGGTAGACAATCTAATATAAAAATAGAAAATACAGCGGTCGGAGATAATTGGAGATTTGGTACGCTGAGAGTAAACATAAAACAAGATGGAAAACGATAAATATAAAATACGACCAGCTCGAATATCAGATGCTGTTCGAATACGAGAATTACTTAAAACATGGCTTATAGAAGCTCCATTTAACTTTGGAAATACTAATAATGCTAAAGCCCTTGAAAATATAGTGTTTTACATTAAGAATAGTTTTGTTATAGTAGTAGAACATGAAAATATTATTGTAGGAACATTAGCTGCAACAGTTGATGAGACATGGTATAGTGACAAAAAGTTTATGAGAACTTTATGGTTACATGTTAATCCTAAACATAGAAACTTTAGGATATTTCGTTCTATAATGATTGTTTTTAAAGAATACGCATTAGCTAATAAAGTTACAGCGATATGTGAAATCTTTCAAGGTAAAGACGTTGAAAGAAAAGATAAAGCTTTTAGTAAATTAGGATTTAAAGTTATTGGAGGAACTTATATAGTCAATGGGTAGTATTTTTAAACCAAGCACAACAGTAGTACAAGCACCTCAGCAGTCATCAACTAGCTATGATATACCTGAGTACTTTAAAGAAATTCAAGAACGAACTTTAAGAACAGCTGAAAATGTTTTTAGTCAACCTTATAAAGGTTTTCAAGGTCAACGTATAGCTCAATTAGATCCATCAGAAATTCAAGCAGAAAATATTTATAAAAATCAAATTGTTCCACAATCAGGTCAAATAGCTAATATTGCAAATCAAACTTATGACACTGCTACTGCTCAAGCTTATGCTAACCCTTATGAAAATCAAGTTGTTTCTGGAGCTTTAGGAGATTTACAAGAAGCTTATGGACAAAGTCAAAAAGCAATGGATGCTTCGGCAATAGGATCAGGTGCTTTTGGTGGAGAAAGACAAGGTATAGAAAATGTTTTAGGACAAGAAAGATATTTAGATTCAGTCGCTGATACATCAGCTAGATTAAGACAAGCTGGTTTTGAATCAGGTGCAAATAGATTTATGCAAGATAGAGCAGCACAAATGGGAGGAGCAACTACTCAATTAGGTGCTTTACAACAAGCTTCACAAGGTCTTAATGCTTTTGGATCCCAAGCAAGAGGTATAGAACAAGCTGGTCTTGCAGAAACTTACAGAGATTTTATAGAAGAAAGAGAATATCCTGCTGGACAAATAAGACAAATGGTTGGTGCTTTAGCAGGTGCTCCTATAAGAAGTTATGGAGAAGAAAGATCAGGATCAGTAGGTACACCAGTTGTAGGTGCTTCTCCTTTTGGTCAAGTAGCAGGTGCAGCATTAGCTGGAGCACAATTTATGTCTGATATAAGATTAAAAGAAGATATTAAATTAGTTGGTAAATCTCCTAAAGGAATTAAAATTTATAACTTTAAATATTTAGGTGATGATAAAACATATCAAGGTGTAATGGCTCATCAAGTACCACAAGCTTCTGTTGCAAATGAATTTGGTTACTTAATGGTAGATTACTCTAAACTTGATGTAGAATTTAAGGAGGTTTAATGGACGAAAGTTTTCCTAAAAAAGTTGATGAAAAAGTTGATGAAAAAGTCAACGAAAAAATAGTTCTTGATCTTGATGGTTCTTTAAAAAGTTTTTTAAGCATGAACGAAAAAGATCAAATAAATTTTTTAAATAAAGTTGGAAAAGACGAAGTTGATGTACAAAATGATGGTGATGAAAAAGAAGAAAAGAAAGGTTTATTTAAATCAATAGGAAATGCTTTTTCTAATTTATCTGGTAAATTAGAAAATAATATTGAAACAATGTTAGCTGATCCTGGAAAAAGGGCTCTTTTTTATGCTGGAACTGATATAATTGATAAAGCATCAAGGATCACTCCTATTAGTTCTGGTAAAGCTCAATCTCCTTTTGGTCAAATTGCTTCTGGTTTTGGAAGTGGAGTAAAGAGAGTTAAAGCTGAAGAAATGTCGGCAGCTAATGCTGCTGCAAAATCGACTTCTACTAATTTAGCAAACCAAATAAAATTACTAGAATTAGGAATAAAACAAGAGGAACCTGATAAATTAGAATTAAGATCATATGATAATTTAGATAAACAATTTGAAGATATACAATCAGCTGTAAGTGCAGGAGCTACATATAATCAACAAAAAAAATTAGTTGCAGAATTTGCAGCTAATAAAAATAATGCAGTTCTTCCAGTTGGTAAAATTAAAAGTAAAATTCCTTTAATATTACAATCAGTAAATGAATTATTACCAGTTGGTTTAAGACAAGATAATGAATTTTTTAAACAAATAGAAACAGACGCAGATTTTCTTAATAGTTCAAATAAATTAACTAATGTAAATGTATTAACTGCTTTAACTAATACTAAATTAGTTCCAGTATCTGATAAAGACTTAGAAGTAGTAAAAACTACAAAAGTAAGTATATCAGATCCTGCTCAAACTTATTTAACAAATTTAGTATATCAAGATGCTATAAATACAATTAATGCAGAAACGGTTGCTTTTAAAAATGATTTTATAGAAAGTAGAGGATCTAAAAGAGGATCTAAAAGAGATTTTAATACTGAATTAAATTCAGTTGGT